GCGAGTGGTTCGCATCCTGGCCCCGCAAGCGGCCGGATCGACCAACGTCAACACCTCGTCGATCAACACGGCCGGCTTCGAGTCGGTCGAGTTCATCATCGGCGTCGGCACGCTGACGGCGACCCAAGTGACGAGCGTTAAGGCCCAGCAATCGAACGACAACGCAGTCACGGACGACTGGACCGATATCGTCGGGGCCAGCACGACGGCGTTCGCCGACGCGCAGGGCAACACGTTCGCCCGGCTCGAGGTGTTCAACCCGCAGAAGCCGTGGGTCCGTGCGGTGGTGCTACGCGGCACTGCGAACGCAGTGGTCGATCTGGGCTTGGCGATTCTCAGCGGCCCCGGCGGCGAGCCGATCACCGAGCACAACACCGTCGTGCAGACCAAGACCGTCTACGGAGCGGGTGAGTGATGTTCTCCAACGGATTCATCACCGACAGCGTGAAGATCGTTCAAGCCTCAACGGAGGACTGGCACCTAAGCCCTACCACGACTCCGCAGGTCATGAAGTTCGACACGCTGGGCTACGGCGGCGCCCTCGTGCTGGTGAACACCGGAACGGCGGTAGACTCTGCCCAAGTCGCTCTGTCGCTGACGCAGAGCGACACGCAGAACGGGACGTTCACTACAGTGACCGGCTCCGAGATTGCTAACCTCGACGACGGCTCCGACAACGGCGGCAACCTGGCGGTATTTGACGTGGCGAACGTCAACCAACGCTGGCTAGCGGTCCGTGCCGTAAAGACTGGCACCACAGCTTCAGTGCAAGTTGCGGTAACGGTCGTGCTTTATCACGTTGGCACCACGCCGGTAACGAACGCCACGACATCTTCGCCCGCCGTGGCTGTTCGTCGAATCCTCAACGCCTAGGGGCGACTGTGTCTCTGACGTTGATTACACCGCCGAGCATCGAGCCGATCACACTCGACGAAGCGAAACTACACGTTCGCGTATGGGACGCGAACGAAGACGGGTACATCGAAGGGCTGATTTCGGCGGCGAGGCAGTGGTGCGAGCGGTATTGCAGCCGATCGTTTATCACGACTCGCTGGCGTCAGCAGTTCGCCGACTTCCCGGTGAGCGAGGTTTTTAAGTTGTCGATGGCGCCGGTGTCGGCGGTGTCGGCGATCACCTACATGGACGCGGCGGGGGCGACGCAGGTTCTGTCATCCTCGGCCTATGTGCTGGGGACCGACCGAGAGCCGGCAGAAGTTCGCAAGGCGTACGGGGCGACGTGGCCCACGGCGCGAACGGAGGGCGTCGGCTCGGTGGTCGCGGTGACTTACGACGCGGGATACGGAGCGACAGCGGCATCGGTTCCCGGCACGATCAAGCACGCCATCAAGTTGATGGTTTCGCATTGGTACGAGTGCCGCGAGCCGATCATCACGGGGACGATCGTTGCCAACGTACCCGATTCGGCGAAGTCGCTGCTCGATTGTGAGTCGTGGGGCGACTACGCATGAAGTACCGTCACCGCCTCGACGTGTACCGGCTCAAGCAGCCGGCCAGTGACTTCGAGCCGGTGTCGGAGACCGAGGAGTTTATTTCGACGATCTTCGGTTCGATCGGTCCGGCGTCCGGCAGCGAATCTTCGCAAGGCGACCGGGCCAACGGCCGTCAAGCGGTGACGATCACAACCCGCTGGGGCGACATGCTGGCCGAGGCGACATCGGCCTGGTGGGCAGTGTACGAGGGGCGGCGGTTTAACTTCCTGAGCGTTCGCAACCTGGACGAGCGACGCCGCGAAGTAGCAATCGACGCTGTGGAGGTGACGTGATGGCCGTCACGGTGAGCGGCATTGATGAGGTGGTGAAGGCCCTTTACGCCAAGGAAGCGAAGCTAGCCCGCAAGCTGCTCCCCAAGGCGGCGAAGAAGTCGATCGAGGTAGCACGCCGGGACTACCGCGGCCGGGTGCCGGTGGACTCAGGAGCCATGCGGGACAGTTCGCGAATCAAGGTTCGCCGCTACAAGCACAAGGCCGACACGGGCAAGCAGATCATCGCCCGCGGCGGCTTCATGAAGGGGAAGATGGTTAGCGTTAAGCGAGTCGTTGCCGAGGATATCGGGGCCTCGCTGGTGATCGATCAAGATGTGCTGAAGAAGAAGGCGAGCAAGGGGGCCAAGTCGGTTCGGGTTAAGTTCGCCAAGAGCGCCAAGACCGGAAAGACGCGGGCCGTCCTTGCCAACTTCTACCCGTCGCAAGTCGAGCTAGGGAACAAGCGGCAAGCCGGGCAGAGACCGCTTACCAAGTCGCTGTACGACAACGCCGACAAGATGCGGCAAGTGTACGCCGACACGCTGGCGGAGTTGGTTCGATGATCCTCGCCGAGCTCGCCGATTACCTGACGAACAAGCAAGACATCCACGCAATCGTAGAAGGCAAGGTGTACGCCAACCGGGCGCCCCGCCATGCGTCGGCCCCGTACATCCTGCTAGGCCGGGTGTCGGAGCAAACACCCTACGCACTCGACGGCGAGATCGGGATCACACAAGCGATCGTGCAAGTGGCGTGCTGGGCATCGGACCCCGGCGGCCCTTACGCGGCGAACGAACTAGCGGAGTTGGTGCGGGACAAAATCAGCGGGTATCGCGGGGACTGGGGCTCGACGTTCGTTTCCGATTGCTCGCTGGTTAGCGGGCCGGTTGAGATCCAAGAGGCCCCGGACGACGCGAGCGATAACTGGTTCCACGCGGTGTCGATGGACTTCATGGTAACTCACGCCCGGGACATCCCGAGCCTAACGTAAAGGGCGAACAATGGCGAGCGACACAGGAAACGGGGCAACGCTGGCGTTCAGTGGCATGGTCGGCCCGTCCGATACCGCCTTCGCGGCCCGCGTAAAGTCGATCGAGCTGGGCGACAAGAGCCGCGAAGCCCTCGACGACTCGGGGCTCAACACGACCAGCTTTGTCGAGATGGTGGCTGGCGACCTGTGGACGCACTCGCCGATTACGGTGACGTACCTGTCCGACCCAGCGGTCACCAACGCCTTCGCGCCGCCCGAAGGGACCGGCACGCTCACGGTCACGTTCAGCAACCAAGGCAGCGCCGGCGCCGCGACTTACGCCTGCACGGGCTTCGTGACGAATGTTGGGTTCCCGACCCTCGTTAACGACCAGTTGATGGAAGGGTCGTTTCAGTTTCAGCCCGATGGCAAGGCCACCGAGCCGACCTTCACCCGCGATTCAACGTGATCGAAGTAGTGCTAGTGCAGCAAGAGGGGCAGTACACGCTGCCGGACGGCTCGAAGGATTGGCAGCCGCTTAACTTCGACCGGGTGTATCGCGTTCTTAACGGCAAGCGTTACATGATTGGCATCCTCGGCCGCGAGCCGGGCGCGTCGTTCGCCCCGACCGTGCGGATTGCAAGCCACGAGAAGGGGCCGATCGTCGAGGCCATCAACGCAGCGAGAGCGGCTAGCGGCCTGACGGCTGACACCCCTGAAGTGACCACCAACCAACCGCATCCCGACGCTGTGGCGGCTGCGGAACAACAAGACGACGGGGGAGATGATGAGTGATTACGCGACGCGGGAGTCGTTTGCGGCCTCGACCGGAAAGCGACGCTACACCGACGAGGTGGTGCCGACTGTCGGCCTGGTGCGATACCGCAGCCTAACGGGCAGCGAGTTCGCCCGGCTGTCGTCGGCTCAGCTTCGCATGGTGACGGCGTGCAACACCCGCGACTTGAAGTCAGCCGAGCGAGCAACCCGTGAATACTACTTCGCGGCGATCACGCTCGGCGTTTGCGACGGCAACGGCGACCCGTTGTTCACGGCCGACGACCGCGACTTCATCGAGACGCTTGACGCCGGCGTGACGGAGCGTCTGGTTGCGGGCGTGACCAGCAACGCGGGCCTCGACGGCGTGGACGTGGAGAGCACCGCAAAAAACTCCGAAGGGACAGCCTAAGGCGATTTGTCTTTAGGCTGGCCCTGTTGATGCAGAGACCCGACGTAGACAAGTTGCTCGACGAGCTAACGCCGGCACAGATTACCGAGTGGCGTGCGTACCTCGAAGGCATCAACGAGACGGACGCCTGGCAGCAGAACGCACGGCTCGAGGCGACGATTGCGAACGGGTTCGCGTTGATGCTGGAGGCGTTCAGCGGATCGAAGGCGAAGCCGATACGGCCCGACGATTTGATTCCTCGATTCCTTCCGCCGGAACACGCGGCGGATCGAGCACAGAGCAGCGACGACATGCTCGCCAAACTCAAGGCGTCGGTAGGTAGGTGATATGGCATCCCTGGGCACTCTTGCCGTCAACGTGGTGGCGCGAACCGCGCCGTTCACGAAGGGGATCACGGCAGCGACTGCTAGCCTCAGCAAGTTTAGCACCGCTGTTGTTGCGTCTGGCATTAAACTCGCCAAGTGGGGTGCGGCTGCTGGGGTGGCTGGTGCTGCTGTTGGTGTGTATCTGGTCAAGCGGCAGTTCGACGCCGTGGACGCCCTCGCCAAGACGAGCGATAAGCTAGGCATCCAAACGCATCGGCTCGTCGGTCTGACGCTTGCGGCAGAAGAAGCGGGCGTGTCGGCCGAGGCGTTATCAAAGGCGCTCGAGTTCTCGGCGGTCAACTCGGTCAAGGGAGCGGCTGGCTCTAAGACGCAAGCAGACGCATTCAAGCGGCTTGGCCTGTCGGCTGCCGTTGTCGCTGCGATGAAGCCCGACCAACGGTTCGAGGCGATCGCCGAGGCGTTATCGAAGGTCCGCAGCCAGAGCGAGAAGCTCGACCTCGCCAAGACGATCTTCGGCAAGGGTGGCGTCGCGTTGATTCCCATGCTGAGCATGGGAAAGAAGGGCCTCGAAGAAGCGCAACAGGCGGCCCGTGCTCTGGGCCTGACGATCACGCGCGATATGGCCGCCGCTGTCGAGCGTGCCAACGATGCGTTCGGGCGGCTGTTGATGATGGTGCAAGGCGTGGCTCGGCAGTTGGCGGTGCGGTTCGCTCCGCTGATCGAGCAGGCAAGCAAGATGCTTGTCGCGTTCTTTTCGCAGAATGGCGCCGTTGAGAAGTTTGCCGATGCGATTGCGACTAACTTGGTTAAGGCGATCGGGATTGTGATTGACCAGATGCACGAGCTGCGGATCGCGTTTGCACGCATTCGCAAGGATGTCCTGCAAACAATCCTCGACATCCAAAGTAGCGGCGCTGGTTCGATCTTTGGCATCAGCGACGCTACGCGGTCCGCAACACAGAACAGCGTAAGGCTGGCAGAGTTCG